AGAAGTAGTTGTTGGCTATGGTTCAATTTGGAACTCACGTTCTGAAAACTTAGGAGGATTCTATGAATACATCTCTCCAAGTGCAATAACAGAGGAAACTATTGCAAAATCAGATGTGAGAGCTTTAATCAATCATGACCCTAATTTAGTTTTAGCACGTTCTACTGCTGGGAATTTAAATTTGTCGGTTGATGATAAAGGTTTGAGATATGAATTTTCTATTCCAGAAACTTCTTACGGAAAAGATTTAGCAATAAACATGAAGAATGGAAATATCAATCAATCTTCATTTGCTTTTACTGTTGGATCTGATGAGTGGAGCACAGATGATGAAGGAAATGATATTAGAACAATAACATCCATTGACAGGCTTTATGATGTTAGTCCTGTAACATATCCTGCTTATTCTCAAGCGGAATCTGATTTGGTAGTTGCTCAAAGAGGTTTGGCAATGTATAAAGAAAAACAAGAAATAAAAGAAGAGGAAAACGATTTAGTGGCGCGTTCGTTGGCGAAACTTAAAATTGAATTAATAAAACGAAAATAAATAATAATAATAAAAATTTTTAAAAATGAAATCAAGTATTGAATTGAAAGAATTGAGAAATGATATTATTTCAGAATTAGAAGTTATCAAATTAACTGCAACAGCAGAAGAAAGAGATTTAACTACTGAGGAGAATAATGACATGGATTCACTTCTTAAAAAAGCAGATGACTTATCTGTAAAAATTGAAAGAGCTGAGAAAGTTGAAACTGAGATTAGAAATAATGCAAAGTTTGCTGGAACACCAGTTCAAAAAACAAACACTGAAAAAGCAACTAGAGGTTGGTCTTTATTTAAAGCTGTTACTGAAGTAAGAAATGGAGGACAACTTACTGGGATTGAAAAAGAATTACATGCTGAGGCAGAATTGGAAGCGAGAAAATCTTTGCAAGGAATTGGGTTACCTTCTTTCATGACTGAAAAAAGAACGATAGACCAAGGAACTTCTGCTATCGCTCCTGTTGCTGTTGGTGCTTATGTTGATAGCTTACAAGCTGCTGGTCTTTATAATAGAGTTGGTATTAATGATTTAGGAACTGTTGCTGCTGATACTGTTCTTCCTATTGCTGGAGGTTCAACTGTTGCTTGGGGTGCTGAAAACGCTGCTACTGCTGATACAGGTGCAGATTTTGCGAAAGTTACTTTAACACCTAAAAGATTAACAGGAGTTGCAAATATTTCAAATGTAATCTTAGCTCAAAATGGTCCAGCTGCTGAAGCTGCTGTAATGAGAGATATGGGAAGAAATATGGCAACTCAAATTGATGCTGCTATGTTTGGTTCTGCTAACGTTGCAAACGCTCCAACTGCAATAGTTCAAACTGCTGGAACTTTAGATTTCACAGAATCAGTTACTGCTGGTGGTGCTGGAATGGTTGAAGACATGCTTACTGCAATTCAAACAATTGCTGACAATCATGGTTTAGATGGAAATCTTGCATTTGTTAATCAATGGGCAATGTATTCAAACCTTAAGCAAGGAGCACAAGTTGCATCTGTATATCCTGCTTATGTTGATGATAAATTAATGGGATATGATGGATATTTCTCTGCTGCTCCTGCAACTGCTGGTGGACCTCCTATTACTTCTGCTGATGGTCTTTTCGGAGATTTTTCTAGAGTATATCTTGCGACTTTTGGTCCTTCTAATATTTTGGTGGATCCTTATACTAACGCAAATTCAAATGAGGTTAGATTAGTTATGAATAACCACATGGATTGGGGAGTTGCTTCAGGTGCTTCTTTCGTTAAATATACTTCATTAATATAATAAGTAATTTTAATAATTAAAAAAGGGCTGGTTTTAGATAGCCAGTCCTTTTTTTTAAAAAATAAAAAAATGTATAGAAGTTTAAAAGTAAATACCTTAGCAACAAATCCATTATTCACAACAGCTGAAGCAAAGGATTTCTTAAAAGTTGACACAACTGCAGATGATACTTTAATTGACAATTTAATTAAAGCAGCAACTCAATCTTGTGAGGAATATACTAATCAATACTTCATGGATACATTAGTGACACAATACAGTGATAACTGGATGGAATTTTATAGACTATACAAAAGTCCAGTTTCATCACTTACTCATATAAAATATTATGATTCAACAGATACATTGCAAACATTAGCCGCTTCAAATTACATTTTGGATAACGCTTCAAAACCTGCAAGAATTGGATTGGCTGTTGATGGGGAACTTCCAACTTTAGCTGATAGAATAAACGCTGTAGAGGTAAAATACACTGTTGGATATGGAACAGCTTCAACGGATGTTCCTGATGGTATTAAACAGGCTGTTTTATTAACTCTCGGAAATTTTTATGAAAACCGTCAGACTGTAATCACAGGACGAACAGCAACAGAACTTCCATTGTCAAGTCAATATTTATTAAACCAATATAAAATTCAAGTATGTTAAGTATAGGGCAACTTGATAGAAGAATAAAGATTTTATCTCCAACTTATACAAGAAATAAATATGGAGAGGAAACAAAAGTTTATGCTACTCTTTACACGTTATGGGCAAAAGCAGACTGGGATAGTAGTAACAGAAAAGAAGAATCTCAAGAACAAGTCAATAGAACAGATCTTGTTTTTTATGTTAGAAATTTAGGTGTTGATATTAAAACAACTTACAGAGTTGAATATAATAGTGAAATCTACATAATTCATGGGATCAAACAAATAGACGGAAGAGAACAATTTTTGGAATTAGAAACAAGAATAAAGGATAATCAATAATGAGTGGAGTTTCAGTAGAAGTTAAAGGAATTAAAGAGATAGCAAAATTGTTTTCTCAATTACCTAAACAAGTTGATGAAGATAAAATTTGGGGGAGGTTTTGGAAAAAAGTAACAGTTCCTTTACAAAAAGAAGCAGCTGGAAACGCACCTATCGCAAAAAAAGATGTTGTTTATGCTGCAGACACCAGTAAAAAAATAGCAAGAGGAACTTTAAGAGATTCAATCCAATTTTACAGAACAAGAGCTTCCAAACAGCCATGGATTCATGGGGGTTATATTGGGCCAAGAGTTAAAGGAAAGTTTAGAAAAAACAAAGGGGGATATTTTGGAGCTTGGGTTGAATATGGTCACAAACTAAAACACAAAGGAAAAACAACAGAAGCAGATCCTTATATGGAAAGAGCTTGGAAATCTAAACATACTGTTGTTTTAAAAGATGGATTTAAAGAAGCGGAAAAAATATTTGTTAAGGCAGTAAAAAGCCACGAAAAAAGATTACAAAAATACGGAACATTCGGATATTAAATGGACATAGGAAAAGCAATATATAAAATTTTAAATGATAACATAGCAGTGTCATCAATGGTGGGAACAAGGATTGCTCCAAATGTAATGAAGCAAACCTCAGCATTTCCTTTTATTGTCTATGATGTAAGTTCAGACACACCAGAGGGACAAAAAGATTCTGTTGCTTTATTAGATACTGCAAATATAATGGTTTCAGCTTATTGTAAAACATACTCAGAAGCTTCCAAACTTGCGAACTATATAAGAACAGCACTTGACAGAGTTAATGGAGTTTATAACGCTGTAAATATTCAAGCAATTGATTTTGATGGATATGATGACGTATTTGACGATATGAGTGGTAGTGATGGTATTTATAGAAAATCTTTAAACTTTAATATCAGAATCATAAATTCATTCAATAATATTTATTCAACTCATTTTGATGGGGTTGATGATTTTGTTTCATTGGGGGTTACTGGAATGAGTTCTGTAAAAAATACAGGTTCAATTTCTGCATGGTTTAAATTGGAAACAACTGCATCTAGTGTTGATATAATACGTCTTTTTGAGGACAGTAATAATAACATAAGAGTTTTTTATCATGCTCCAAGTAATGAGTTGAGAACTGTATATAAAGCTGGAGGAACAGCAACATTGGCAGTTTTAACTGATGTAGTTGAGGGAGATGGTTTATGGCATCACGTTTCATCAACTTGGGATTCAAGTGGGAATCTTTCTATTTATTTAGACGGAACTTTAAAACAAGCTAATGCAATAAGTGGAACATTTACTGGAAGCTTCACAGCTGCAGCAATTGGAAACAATGCTGAGGGAGGGAATTTTTGGAAAGGGAATATTGATGAAGTAGTATTATTCAATAAAACACTTAGCGGAACAGAGGTTTCAAATCTTTACAATGATGGATTGCCATTTAATCCTCAACCAGTTGCAAATATGAAAGGTTACTGGAAAATGGGAGACGGTGGTATAGTAGGGAATCCTATTGCAACTTATCCAACAATTATAGATGAAACTGGAAACAATAATGGAACAATGACAAACATGACATCAACAGACTTTGAAGCTGATGTTCCAGAATAAAGATATGGAAAAAAAGTATGTTATAATAAATAAAGAAATGGTTGAGGCGGTAGATTTCAAACAAGTTATTGAAACATCAAAATCAACTTTAAGATATAGTTTAGATGGGAGTAAAACAATTCTAAAATTCATTGGAGACATACCTCCATTTTTGGATGGGGAAAAGGTTTATTCTCATAGTGAAATAATTGAAATAATCAACAATCCAGATAATGGTTGGATTGACAAAAATGAATAAAATATGAAATTTGAATTAAAAAGAAGATATGTTGTTAATGAAATAAAGACGCTAGAAGCTGGAGCGGTTATTGACGTAACAGAAGAAAAATATCAATGGCTTGAAGAAAATGGATATGGAGAGCCAGAAAAAATAAAAGAGAAGAAATCAAAAAAAGCTCAAAAAGAGCAAAAATAAAATAATTATAAATTTATAAAATAGAAAAAAAATGGCAAACGGACAATTAAATGGGACCGATCTAGGGGTGTATGTTGGCGGAACATTAGTGGCTTATTCTACTAATGCAACAATCAACATCAACCAAAGTTTACGTTCTACAACAAACAAAGAATCAGCTGGATGGGAAGAAAATATGGAAGGATTAAGAAACTGGGATGTTTCTTGTGATGCTTTATATGCATGGCTTGACCCTTCAGGTGGAGCAATAGGAAATGAAACTTTAAGCGAAATTTTTGCTGGTTACATTGGTAAAAGTTCAACAGGGTCAGACAACAGACTTTCTTTTGACCTTACTTTTGGAGTGACCTCATCAACTGCTGGTGATACAAAATATACTGGTAAAGCTTGGGTAACTTCTGCAAGTTTAACAGCACCTTTAGAAGATACAGCAACTTTTTCAGTATCTTTCCAAGGTAGTGGAGCTTTAACACAAACTATTGCTTAATAACAATTTTTAAGATCCTGCCTCCCTGTTTTCTTTTCTGAGTAGGGGGGTAGGTTTCTTTATTATCAGAAAAGACAAAACACTTAGAAAATGAAATATGAAATATTAGAGATTGGAGAACATAAGATGCCAATCAGATTTGGTTTTAATGCATTAAGAAAATACAGCGTAATGACTGGAGCAACAATGAATGACTTAAATAAATTATCAGAGGGAAAAATGACTTTCAATGATGCGTTTAGTTTGATTTATTGTGGTTTGGAAGATGGTTATAGAGCTGCAAAACAACCTTTCCATTATTCAATAGATGACGTTACAGATATGTTTGACGGACACATGAACTGTATGGAAAAAGCTTTTGAAATATTAGGAAGAGCAATGGTGGGAGATGAAGAAAAAAAGCCAAAGGCCAAGAGAGC